TTTCCGGACTCTGCTCCGGAGATGTCGTTATAGCCTGCCTCAATAATTGCAATGCCTACGATAGGTGCTGTGCCGTCTGTTGCTACGACTACATCTCCATTCTCGTCATATTTGAGAATGAGGTTTCTCACATCGTCGATAGCAGCACCGGCCTGCTCTGCGATTGTCACAGACTGGTTAATCTGTGAGCCGTTGAAGTTTCTCTTTGCCATGGCCTTTTCCTCCTTCCTTAAAATCCTTCCTCAGCGTCGTATGCGTCCATAAGGTCCGGGTTATCTTCCCAAGCCTTAGCCAGCGCATCCGTATAGCTCATGGAAGGTTCTTTCTGCATATAGCTCTTGGCGATACCTTCGATCTTGCCCTCTGCATCACTTACGTGCACAGAGCCATGGCCGGACTTGCCTACCTCGGAAAAAACGCCGGACTTGTTGACCGCTTCCACGGTGGCATCAAGAACGGCGATCATATCGTTGTATGCAGTTCCACCGGTAGCTCTGAGAGATTTGAGCATAGGTACAAGCTCCTCTTTCTTCTTGCCGATGATTTCATACTTGCCTGCTACGGCTTCAAGTTCTCTGTTCTCAGCATCCTCACGGAACTTTCTGAGTGCTTCGATTTCTGCCTTAACAGCAGGATTGAGTCCCTTGTAGATGTCCTCGCCATCTGCAGGTGTTTCCTGGTTCTGCTCAGGCTTCTCAACAGACTTTGTTACCGCAGGTTTTCCCTCCGGAGTCTGCTCTGTCTGAGCCGGGTCGTCTGCCACGCCGTATCTCTTCTCAATATCTTCGAGAATGAGAAGCTCAGCCTGGGTCATTTTGCTCTTGTCGATCTTCATATCTTCGTTGTCTCCTTTCGACTGTTTCTTTTTGCCCTGGTCCTTTTTGTCCTCTGTGTCTACCTCCGGATCGTCTCCTTCTCCGGCAGGCTTTTCAGCGGCGGTCTGTGCCTTCTCGATGTTGTCATTCAGCCTTGCAGCCGCAGACTTCATCATTGCCAGGTCACTCTCCGTCACCTCGTCACTCTTTACGATGCTGATTACCTTTCCGCCGGACCAGTTGCTAATCGCTTCCTTCACTACTGCAGTGAACTCGTCAAGGCTCTCATTCATCGCTGTTGCTGCGCCGGTGCTATCCAGCTCCTCGTCATTCAGAATCGAACAGAGGCTTGCCTGCAGTGCGTAGCATATATCCCAAATTTCCAGTAGGTAGGATTTATCTTTATCCTTTACTGTCCTTATAGGCTTTTCTTGCGGAGTGCCGGGGGTGCTTATCATTTATCTTGATTTGTTATTGTCCTTTATGTGTACTTGAATTTGTACCGAAATTTGCACGAAGAAAGAGAGCCGGTACCTTTGCTCATGGCATTGGTGCAGGCTCTCAAATGTGAATGGCTGTTATGAAGTTAGCATATCTTGATCTTATTTCCCAGGTCGTTCATAATTTCTGTTGACTTTTCCTTTGTCACATGGCTGTAAATATCCATTGTCGTTGAAATATCTCTATGTCCCATAATCTCTTGAATAACCTTGACATTTGTTTCATTTTCGCAAAACCTTGTACAAAATGTATGGCGGAGAATGTGCGGAGAAAATACCGGTAGCAGTTCGGGATCTCTGTTTTCCTTTCCTGCAGTCTCAGTTTCTTGCTGATTATATCTCTTTACAATCCTGGCAATAATCTGATTGATGCTGGCTATCGAGTAGGGCATTCCCTTTGATGTATGAAACACGAAGTCCGTATATCCGTCAATCGTAGCGGTGCCATGTGAGCCGGTCAGATTGTCAATGTCTCTCAGATGCACGAGTTGCTTTCTAAGGTCCATAAGCAGAGGTATGTCCCTGTTCCCGCTCTCACTCTTTGGCGTAGTTACATGATATGTCATTTTACCGTTTACATTCGTGTAGTGCATAGCATGGTTGATGCTGACCGAACCCTGGAATAGGTCAATGTCTTTCCAGGTCAATCCCATTAGCTCAGACACTCTAACCCCGGTTCCCAGGAAGAATGAGAACATAGGCAGATACACACGGTATGTCGGAGACTCTGAAACAAACGTGATGAAATTTTCCTGTTGCTTAACCGTGAGAGGTTCCCTTTTCTTAGCCGGTCTTTTCCCTATCCTTGAAAATGCTTTCTTGGCCGGGTTGCTTTGCAGGGCGTTGTCCTGGACTAAATCCTCGAAACACCCATATATGATTACGTGCAGGGTATGTACTGTCGCTGTTGCCAGTTCCTTATTTTCGAGCAGTTCCTTGTACAATTCCACGATATGCACTCGCTTGATCCGGTCAATACGCATATTGCCAATATTGCTTTCTCTCACGTAGTTATTCCAATACCTGGTATATAATTCCCTGGTCGTAAGTTTCAAATTGCTCTTGTATATATCCATCCATTTTTCAAACCATTCATTGAGCGTGGCTTTCGGAATGTCGCTGTAGATACCATTCTGTAGCTGTGATTCCTTTGTGATGATTTTCTTTTTCAGTTCGTTCAAGTCATTATCCGTAAGAACATACTGGGTACCATTTATCATTTTTCTCCAAATGTACCGTAGGTCTGATTTCTGACTTACATTAGGCGGTAGCACTCTCCCGCGGTTGTCTTTTCTGTTCTTTGCCATATTTTGTCCTTTCCGGCGAAATGCCGGGGACATTATCCCAGGCACTCGCTCATTAAATTCATAGCCATTTTGAAACCGAGCACAAAGCCGGCCTTTTCAGACGCTCTTGCGTATGCAATAGCTTTGTCGTAGGTTCTCTGATAGGTCACGTATTCGCTGTCTGTATGAACCTGATCCGTTATACTTTCCAGGGCGGTCAATGTCTCGCTCTGTTCCGGTGTCAATGCTGATTCCTCATTCACGCTTGCTTTGTAGTTTTCAAATAACTGTTCCATTGTCTCTGTGGTCTTGATTGCTTTACTCATTCGCTTTTCCTCCCATTCGCTGATCTGTCGCTATAATTTCTGTGTGGGAGGATAGCTCTGTGGCAATCTCTCCCATTTATGGGTTATGGCCCGTTCCCCCTTTCGGGGGGCGGTGCCGGTTGCCTTATACTATCGTGAAGCGTTTGCTCTTTGTCGGTTTCGTAAACTGTTCGCACAGTTCCGGAAACGCTGTTTTTAATGCCTTGCTGTCAAGTGAATTGCTGATGATTGTTTTCCACCGGACTATGAAGTTGCCGGTCTGTAATTCTTCGATGCCCTTGCTTTCGAGGTCTCTCTTAATTTCCGCTTTCAGTTCGTTTTCTTTTTGCTCAATCTCTTTTCTCTGTCTCTCTAATTCCTGGAGCTTTTTAATTCTGTTGTCAATCTGTCTATTTGTCATAGCCTATACCCTCGCTTTCTCTCTTAAATCGCTCTTGCGATAACCATTATCTCTGTCTCAGTTGCCTTTGCAGGATTGAAATTGCTGATTCCTGCGGTCAGTGCCATATTGTAAATTGCTGTTGCAGGTGTGATACCGTACTCTTTTGTCTGTCTCTCAATTTCCTTGTTTACTTTCTCGATATAACTCATACTCTCAATCCTTTCTTGTGAGCCCTGGGTGGCTGTTTAAGTATCTATGCACTCTTGCAATCCCAATCTCCCTTATCCGTTCCCAGTGTTATGTAATATTCTTGCTTTCCCTTTCGGTACTCCCGTCTATTTTCGCTCACAGTTTGTAATGATTTTTGTTATTATTTGTTTGTTTGTAATTATATTATAATGTATTTCGTTATATATGTCAAGGGTTTTTATAATGTTTTTCATTATTTTTGTAATGTTTTTCTTGACTTTAATAACGAATAGCATTATACTCTAATTAGTTTCAAATAGTTCATAACGTAGGAGGTTATTTATTATGTCAGTTGCAAACAAACTTAGAGCTGTCCTTAATCTCACGGATAGCAAACCCGCCGATTTGTCCGAATGTCTTAACAAATCTGTACAGAGTGTGCGGAATAAGTTTTCACAAGATGCTTTTTCTATCTCTGATGTCTTAAAAATTTGTGATTATCTCGGTTGCGAGTTGCAGATTAAGACCGGAGACGGTCAGACAATCGCATTAACCATTGATGATGTAAAGGACTCTGAAAAGCCAAGCAATAACAAAGCAGGCGTGCAGAGCCAGGAGGAGGCATAGCATGGCAGAACAGATCATATTGCAAGGACTTTGTAACCAGGTCAAGGGAGCAGTCGTGGAGAACGGACACGGTATGCTCACAAATCAGAGGTTCATTTACTCAAAACATTCCATGGCCCATATCGCTGTTATGGGTGCTTTCGTAAATCTCACACGTGGAGACTTTGACTTTGACATTCCCTTAGCTGACATTACCGAGGTTGAGGAAACTAAAAGGCTCTTTTCAAAAATTCTCGTAATTCATACGAAGGATGCCGAATATCGCTTTTTCTTTACCAAGCTGGAGGAATGGAAAATTGCCTTTGCCAATGCCCTTGAAGATAAAAGCGATACGGAGCCGGTGCAGGCGGTACCGAACGGATCAGTTGCAGACGAACTCTTGAAGTTCAAGAATTTGCTGGATGCCGGAGCCATTACCGAGGACGAATACAATGCTCAAAAATCCCGATTGCTGAACCAGTAAGCAGATGCAGGCTGTCTCATTGCCTGGGTACAAATCCCGAAGAGGTGTTTACCTTTCCGGGATTTTTTCTGTTCCGTTTTGTTTTTCCGAGTATGCTTTTTACTCTTGTGCCGTAGAGCCTGCGATTTCTATTGCGAATACCGGGAACTCGCTGGACTTTATCATTTCCCAAATTGATTTGTCGTAGATTTCTAATCCTATCCAGTATGCCAATGGTGGCAGGATGCCTATAGGGATGCCTATTGCCTGTTGCTTTTCTTTCGTGAACACACACGATTCTATGATGTGTACCGGGTTGCTCATATCATTTGTTGGCATATTCCGGATAAATTCATAAATTGCCAGTTCCAAATCTTTCACTGAGACCGAGTAACCTAGCTGGCTCTCTATTTCCTTTTCACCGTTCCCTATAATGGCATATCCGAATACCCGATGCTTTCCGTTGTCCTTTTTACAAATCTTATATTTCCCGGACACTGTTTTCCGGACATTGCCTTGCCTTTTCCTATTTTGTTTCACATAATCGTTGAATTTTCTCATAGTCTTTGCCCTTTCTTTTTCTTGCGTTTTCACTTTATCTGTGATATGTTCAATTCATGTTGCACACAATCCTTTCTGTACAGTTAGGCAAGGCACTCAGTTCTGAGCTGGGTGCCTTTTTATATGCAAAATGTGCAATCATTCCGGATGAAATGCACTCAAACCTGCAGTCTGTTCCCATTGCGGATAGCTCTGTTCATTTGGTGCATAACCAGGTGCATTTATCCTTGAAAGCCAGGTGCATTTCCAGGTGCATTTGCTCAAATTACCAAGTGGCAATATTTTTGTTCTCTCGGTAGAAATGTAGGAAATATAAGGCTTTTCAGGTTCTTTTCTATTATTTTTCTCATAAATTTTTGTAAGAAATCTTACAAGGTTTCTTGTATGGTTTCTTTACTAGATATTAGAGAATAGAGATAGATATTAGAGATAAAATAATATATGCTCATTTGCCTGTTGATCCTGTTCCTTTGCCAGACCTGTTCCCAGTATCTTATCAATCCAGTATAAAGCTGGTTATTTTGATGCCGCCTTTTATCATTCTCTATTCCGTCGATAAATTCCAAACCTGCAGTCTGTTCCCATTGTGGACCTTGAACCAATATTCCTATGCCTATTCTTTCTTGCAGGTATGGCAGTCCATTTTCTTGTGCCTATGAAGCCGTTAGAGCCGTAGGGAGCGTTTTTACTGTCTCTTGTGAGGAAATATAAGGGTACAATCTTAAATCGCTCAAATACGAGCCTTTCTGTCGGTTGTGCTGTTTGGTATGTTGTCGGGTGGTTCTCTGTTGTTTCTGTGGATCATATCCCTAAAAACTGTCTTATACTCTATTGGGGCATTTCTAACCTGCAGTCTATAGTTTGCTGATACCAAACCAGGTGCAAAGAACATTCCGGAATATGCTCTTATATGGTGCTGTGGTGACGATACGGGCACTGGGAGCGTTTCTGTCAGAGTATGTGAGGAAATATAAGCCTATTATTCTTTTATTGCCTATACGGTCACATTATCCCTTTTCCGGCTTTCCAAATACCTTGTCGTAATTTCCAGTATCGATACACGCAGTATGGTCATTCATAAACTCAAACGCACTGTCCTCGGTCAATAGCTGTACCTTTGTCTCACAATCCTTACATTCATTCACGATGAAGAATGTACCCTTGCCGGTTCGGTATAGGCTCTGTTCTGTAAAATTCTTTATGCCGTCAATTTCTGTATGGCAGAGTAGCACGCTTTCACTCGGTATATATTGTTTCTTGTTGATGTAATACCTTACCTTGCTGTCTTGTCTCATTCCTAATCCTGGAAGATAGACGCAGGGGATCGGGGCGGAGCTCTCGCTGGATGCTGTTCTATCATTCCATATCCTTTCCCAATGGCCGGTTTGTTCCGGTACATTGCATTTCACTGGTGCTGTCCTTTTTTAGGGGTGACATATCGGACACTCACTCAAACCTGCAGTCTGACTTTACAGGAAGCAGTCCTTTATACCCTGGCAAAATAGAAAGCCATTCTCTCGTAAATCAATGACAAATCTTTGTAGATACACTTTGTCGTAACCATATACTTTTCCGCAATTTCCGGTGTGGAATACGCTCTGTCTGAGAGAAACAATCCTTGCATTACCTTAAACCGGCGGGTGCTTTCGGGTGTGCCTATACGTTCACACTCAATCCGGAACAGGTCGGATGCCTTTTCTATTCGTGCGATCAGTCTCTCATTTTCCGGACGCTTTTTGTCGCTCTCGCTGGATATGCCCTCGGTATTCCTAAGGGTGGCTTTGATTTCCCTGTATCTTTGGAGCAGATCACTCATTTCTCTTTTATGGCGATTGCTCTCTATCTTTTCCGTTTCGCTGATGTATGCCTTTATTGACTCTCTTGCAGATATCTGAACCAGTCTCTCTAGTTCCTTATCCGTAAATGTATATATTCTCTCTATCTCTTTTCCCATAGTGATATGTCCTTTCCATTGTGCTGTGAAGCCGTTACGCTTGTCGGATGCGTTCTTTATGCTCTCGGTGTGGAATTGTGAGGATAGGCAAAAGAAAAGGCAGGGCGGGGCGAATATGCCCTTGCCTTGCCTATATCTCATAGCCATAGTAAAGTTGAACGAGATCGCTTATACCTTGCTGTATCACATTATCATAAACTGATTCCTGGCTTATGCCGAGCAGTTTCATTATTTCGCTCTTTGGCTTTGGTTCCCGGATAATAAAAGCCAGGACAAGCAGGTTGTGGCGGACCTTAAATGGTACGTGCTTTCCGTGAAAATCTCTGTAGCCTTTTTCCGGATATTCTCGGTGCAGTTCAATAAGCCGGTCCATGGTCTTTCTTTCCTTGCTGTCGGGTGGTTCAGTGCGGTATCTTTCAAGAAGGCTCAGGATATAATCCCTTTTTCTTGCTTTCTCAGATTCCATTTCGCTCTTATTGTCCGTTGGCTTTCGCTGATCCTTTGCAAGTTTCTTTCCAGTCCTGGATGCAATGCCTTTCGCCATTCTCTCAATCTTTTTCCATTCTGTTGCGGTCATAGTAGCAGGTTCCTTTCATTCTCTGACAATTCCTTTGCCAATCTCTCAGACGCTTTTTCGTACTTTTCCTTGTCCGATGTGTATTTTGTCTCGTACTTTTCATACACATTTCTCATTGAGTATTCCGGAAGAAAGTCAATAAGCTCATTTGCATATTTGCTGTGCCTAATGCGGATGTATGCCCTTTTCAGAATATCGCTTATATTTTGCCTTGAGCACTGAAATTCATTTGCTATATAGCTCATGCTGTGGCCTTGGTAGAAACGTAGCATTATAACATTTCGCTCATTATCCGGTAGGATACTCAGAACCTTTTGCATAAGCTCGTGCAATTCACGATCAGTAACCGATTCTATGACTGACTGGCTCACGTTCTCATTACTTGCAATAATGTCTTGCAGAGTTCCCGATTCCGGATCACTCTCATTCAAGTATGTATCAAGGCTGGCTGTCTCGTGCCTGGCTATGATTTTTCTCATACTCTCGTAATTCAATTTACTCATTCCGAGCTTTTCTCGTATGCTCTCGTGATCTATAGGCTGTTGGCACTCATTTCGTTTCTTACATTCCTGGGCGTATCGTTTGATATGCGCTCTCATGCATGCCGGAATACGCATGAGCTGTCCGTTACGGTCATAGTAACGGAGTACACTCTTGCGTATAAAGTGAATGGCAAACGTGAAGAATTTGTAACCCTTGTCGGGTTCATATTTCCCGATACTTTCAAGTATGCCGAGGAACGCTTGTTGTTCCAAATCCTCGAAATCCTGGATGTCTGAATATTTCCATCGTTCCAAGCCGGTCATTTCATGTATGATTTTCTGAACCAATGGCAGGTTGTCGAGCCATAGCCGTTCAAGTAACTCTTTTCTTTTTCCCTGGCCGGTCTGAATTTGTTTAACTAATATTTCATTGTCTCTGTCTCGCTCTCTCACTGAACCCGCACTCTCTTGTTTCAAATTCCACACGTTATCATTCCTTTTCTTATTGCTTACAATAACTTTGAACGGTCAAAATAAATATACCGGTATAAGCTCTCGTATTGGTCTCGTTTGACATTCCTTACCTGGTCCAGGTCTGACATATCACTCATTTGTGCATTGTATTTTACAATCTGATCCTGGGAGCCGTTTTCTGTTCCGATTCGCTGTATCTCATAGCGCAGGCTGTTCAGAAGGTTTGCGAATGTAATCAATTCCTGGCAGGCTCTCTGATGGATTTCTAATGACCTGTTGATTATCTCAATTCTCATATTCCATTCATGCTTATACATATCGCAGATTTCTTTCCAGGCATTGGAAATTGTGCCCGGTGCGAATGTCTCGCTGTTCTCGATTTCCTTTACCATAGGTTCGAGATATGCTCTTGTCTTTTTTGCAGTTTCCAAAGAGTCCGAATATTCAATAATCTTTTCCGCATTTCCCTCTTTTATTGCTGTCTCTAAAAGCTGTTCTGTTTTCTCAATTTCTTTATCCTTTTGGGCGATTTGCTCTCTTGCGGTTTTGAGTTTCTCGGTTTTCGCATTGATGTATGCCTTGAACTGTTCCGTAAATATGCTATTATCCGAAACCGGCAATTCCGTTTCCTGGCTTGCCATTCTAAGCAAGTCGAGCTGTTCCGTGAAATGCAAAAGTCTCTCTGATGCAATCAGACGAGGATCGTTTCCGTCATTTGGTATTCCCTCGTTGCTGATTTGATCCATCATTTCCCTCATGTGAGCCTTTGCCTGGAGGAGTTTGTCATTCGGTATAGTCTTTTTTCTCTTGAGCTCTTGGAGTAGCTGAGATTCCTTTAATCTCTTGATTTGTAATTCCGCCGAAATGATATTCTGATCTATCGTGGCAATTTCCTCGATTTTCGCTGTTTGGCGGTAACTCTTTAATTGTTGCAGTTCCCTCTCTTTCTGTTCGATTTGGTTATCCAGTTTTTCCATGTTTCTCTCTGTCCTTTCTGTTATTTGATTTATGCTTAGGCGTTCCGTAGCTTACCTTGAACGCTTATGGCCTTGTGATGCAGTCTCAGTCAAATATCCTGTGCTTGCTGGTCTATCCATATATCAATCTTTTTACGATCATACAAAACACGCTTTCCTATCCGGACAATCGCACACGCATTTTTGCCAAGTTCCAATGCGCTGTTCCTGCCAAGTGAGGTATAAGCCATAAGCTCTTTAATTCCCATGAGCCGACCATATTCCGAGACCTGTCGGTTGTTTTGTCTCTCTGTCATACCGTCAATTCCTTTCTGTTTATGTTGGTTTATTGTGTTCCTTTATGCACATAATAAACTCATTTGCGAGTTGTGTCAATACTTATAATTCTCATTTGCGTATTTGAAATGTATAGTAGGTACGTGGAACAAATGCGCTTAAATATCAAAATACGCTCAAATTGCGCTATATTCTTGCTTTTGAATAGGTTGCTGAGTAATATTTGCCGAATGGCAGCAGGCTCACATACGCAAGCAGAAGAATGTTTATTATACTCATTTGCGAGTGGCAGCAGTCGTAATTACTCACTCTTTGCGTGTCTTGCGGTGTGGTAGTATGCTGTGAAATGGTGTCGAGAGCGTTCGCAGATTTGCAAGAATTTTTCCTATTCCGTACCAATTTTGTACCAAGTGTCCTGGCGGTGGTCTCTCAAATACCGATATTACTGAGCTTGCTTGGCAATCGCAAACTATATCCCAAATTTCATCAGCAATCTTTCTGTTCTTGATTTCATTGAAACGCTCGTTGAAACTAACAGAGTTGCCTTTCAGAACTTCCTCTACTGCACTGTCGATCTCTTCCTGGTTCATGCCGGCCTTTTTGCCGATGAAACCGAACAATCGGCTGACAAAACCATTCTTATCGCCATTCTCTCCTGTGGACTGCCCCTTTTCGCCTTTACTCTTTGTTAGCTTAATGTGAGCATCCGGATTTGCACCTTCATCTACAAAATCAACCTTGCTGATTCTGAGATTTTTTAACTTTGTTGCCACTTTGCTTCCTCCTTTCCGCAAGATTTATATTAAAAAAGACACCTTTGCGGTGCCTCTCCTAATAACGGAATGATGTTTCTGTTGCTGATAAACTCTTCTAACTGCTCTACTGTGGACTCTCGCAGGTTATTCAAACCGTAGCGGTCCATAAATTCGAGCAGGAAATCAGAAAAAGGCACCATATCGGATGCCTTGCTGATCTGTTTTATCAATTTGTTCTTTTTGCTTAGATTCATCTCCATAATGTGAACTACCTATGCCCTTATTACACTCTCATATGTGGAATTATAAGGTTAAGACTGCTGAAAAACTCAATACGCCCCATTTTTACAAGGTGTTTTCATCTTCTACTTCGACTCTCTCGGCTTCTCCTTCGATTGAGAACATCGGATATGTGCCGTCCTTAACCTTTTCCCATACATCCTCGTCGGTTACTTTGAAGCCGATCCACCAACCAATCGGAAGAGTGCCTGCCGGGATTCCCATCGCCTGCATTTTTTCTTCCGTGAATACCACAGATTCAACCAGGACTGCAGCTCCGCCTCTTTCGTGCATTTCTCCGCCTTCACGATAGAGTAACACATACTGGTATGCTGCGTTTTCCAGTTCTTCCGGCTCAATGATGTCCTCCTGCCAGTCCTCAATCTCTTCTCCGTCAGCACGGATAGCCACATTCGCCCAGCCAAATGCCAGGTGCTTGTCGTCGTCGGACTTGGCAATCTTAAACCTGCCTTTAATCACATTGCTGGCAGGCTCTTTCTTCTGCGGTTCTGCAGACTTCTTGATGAAATCAGAGAACTTCTTCACTTTCTCACTTCCTTCCTCTCGGTGCAGCCACTTCGATATACTCGATAGCGCAGGCACATCTCGGGTGTGCAGGTGGTAACATATGTTGTCCTGCAAACAGAACCTTTCCTTTGAAATCAAAGTCGGAGTCCATATCTACCTCGGTACCTTCCAGCGCATTGCAGATGTCGCACACCGAATCGTCTCCGGATGTACTCCATCTCTTTACCATCGTTCCAAGATACCCTTCGCCCTGTGCCTGGCGTATGCCTTCATCGGCTCCACGGTTATAAGCAAAAGCACTCTCGGTCTGAGCGACTGTGAATGCCCTGGCCCGGTGCTGTTTCTCTGCATATTTCTGAGAAGCGTCCAATGCCTTCCGGCGGATGCTCTCAATCTTCATTCTCGGATGTTCTTTTCGCATCGTAGCCACGATATTGTCATAATACCTGGCGTTTGCTCTTGCGTCACCCTCTGTCAGACCGATGCATGGACGAATGAGCCTTGCCAGTTCATCTACTGTATGGCTCTCTCTCATTTTCTTTTCCAGGAGTGCCGCTATTGCGTCCTTCTGTTCTTCTGTGCATCGGGTGACAAACTCAGCTCCTCTTTCACTGATCCAGTCGAGAACGCCAGGTGTCTGAGTGTTAAACTCAAAAGCGAGACCGTCCAGGATTGGTTGCCCGGTTGGTCCCGCTGCTATTGCCTGCGTCCACATTGACTGCAATCTCTCGGCAACAAGCACTGAGTAATCCTGTTGCCAAGCCTCTAACGTCTCTTTACTAAGGCTTCCGTCCGCTACTGCTTTTCGGAGTTCCTGGTACGTGATGGCGTCTTGCTGATCCTGCCAAAACCCGCATAGGATTTCAACCGGTTCGTCACATTCGCTCTGCAGGTACTCTTCAAGTCTGCGTAGGACTTCTTGACTGCCCGGTGTCTTTGCCTTGCGTATTCGCTTTGGTCGTATGAACCTTATTGCCATTTGCACCGCTCCTTCCTAATCGCCTTTTAGCGGCTTCCGCCACATTGTCGGGGATTTCTTCGCCTTCGTCGTTTCCATCGCTTCCTGCGGCTGTCTCAGGCTCCGGTGGCTGGTTCTGCTCCGCCTGTTGTTTACGCCGCTGGTCTACTGTTCTGTCGTCCGTTGTCCTCTCCGGCAGGTGTCCGACCTGGCGAATGTAGTCTTCCAGTCCATTATCCGGTACCAGGATTCCAATTCCAATCATATCCTTTACAAATGTAGATACCTTTGTAATGTCGGTATCTTCAATATCTCCGTGTGTCATTTTGGGGTAGTCTGTTATGCCCTTGAAATGCTCTCCATTAATATCAATCAAAGCTGGAATTCCCTGGCTATTGAATGTTTCGCAAATAATATCTAAGAACGCACCGATTGCCATAGCAAACAACTCCGTCTTGTCGGAACTCAACGCCCAGGAACCAGTCTCTGAATGACCTAAGAAAATAAAATCCGCTAATACCGTCATTGCAATTCGGGTATCATAGCGGTTGATGATCGCATTCGTATCAAACTGTCGGGTACCGCCGGAACTTAACAGTTCCAGCTCAAATCCATGTGGAAGGACTACACCCTCCGTTTCATCTCGCCTGATTCTGCGTACCATGGATTCAAGCTCTGTTCTGATTCCTAACGCATCCTGATTATCCGGGTCCCATATATCAAGCCCCTCCGGTGCGTGCATTACCGGCAGTCCGGCAAGGTCACGCTCAATACCGATACCTTCTATTTCCTGTATGCGCCGTTTGAAATACCAGGAGCGGTAAGCATTTCTCAGAATGCTTCTCCCTTCCGGGTTGTTCTTCCTGCTCTTTGTACGGAATAGCAACGCCTTACTCATTGGTATCGTGTACGTTCTGAAGTCCGGCGGCGGCATCTGAGTCATTCCCAGCAGATTGTCCTCGTTGTCATATTCCCACCGGTAGAGTGTTTCCTGCGCTCTGATAGGCAATTTCTTCCATCCAATCAAGCCGTCTGTGTACTTACTCTTCGTTGTTGGGTTCTTCGTATTTCCCATACGGCGCTTATACACGATCTCGTGGAAGCTCCAACCGTAAGTGAGGAAAGATAAGATTTCCGAAATTGTGTCCGTCCAGGTGTCCTGCATATCGTGCATACAACTTTCTACGAACTCTGCAGCCTCTTTGTCCTTTGCGGTGTCGCCTCCCGGCTCTATGTTCCAGTCGCACTGTCTTACCAGCATCTCAATAGCAAAGAGGATCGCACCTACCACATCGTCATTCTCTGACATTTCACGGTAGACCTCTATTCCTCGTGTGCCTCTCAGTTCATGAAGGAACTCTTCATAGATTGTTCCTCCATATCGTTGCTGTCCTATGCGACCAATTTCTTTGTTAGCCATCTATTCTCACCTCACTTATTCCAATAACTGCTCTTGCCTAACTGGCTATCCTTAGGCGGGGCCGAGTATGTAGCACCACTCTCCAACTCCGTAAATGCCGACGAACTTGCGTCCACCATATCCTTGAATTTGGACTGTGGGAAGTTCTCGCACTCGTTGAAATACTCTTCATTCCACGGTGCAATCAGCACATCGACATTGCCTTTATCCATACCCTCAAGTCCTAACCACTGTGCCGAAAACGGTTCTGCTCTCGTCACCTTGTCTCCGGACTCTTGAATGCACTTAACATTGAAACCAGCCAAGAGTTTCATAAAACTCTGTGCCTGGTCTTTACCTGCTTGGCCTGGGTCCTGCGGAAGCCTGGTTGCTACCCTTCCATATTTCGCCCTGTCAGCTATGCAGGTCTGCTTTATGATTTCTCGCACATCGGACGAACTCAACCGGCGATTGATAACGTCGGCCACAATGTACCGTCCGTTTCTTCTCTTTCCGATCAGCACGCTTGCTGTGTATGCCGGGTCTCCCTTTTCATCCTCAGATGTTGCCGCAAGGTCCCAGCCTCTCGCCCACTTGATAACATCGGACGGTATTTCTTCCAGCATATTTACCTTTACTCGCTTGAACATCAAGCCTGCAGCGGCTTTAATCTTCCAGTTGCCATGCAGTAGTCGCTCTCTCTGTACAAGAGCCATTGCCTGCAGGTTGGCTAAATACCCTGGGTCATTCTTCATCAGAATTTTGTTATCATGCAGCGTACTCGCAATGAACGTCACGCTCTTAGGCATCGTCTCAGCCTGTTCCAGCTTGACGCCGTTCTCGATGGCTCCCTGCACTGCCTCTTCTCTGCTGTCGAACCAGGTAACAACCTCGTTGAGTCGTACCATCCAACGGATTACTCCCGACCGTTCCAGTATCGGATAGCCGGTCTCTTGATTTATCCACCAGGAAATGAACTCAGCAACCCAAGAGTCTGCGTCCGGGTTGCAGGTAGCTCGTACATACGGCTTTACACCGGAATCTGTACGGTTTCGAGACAGCATATAGAAAAACTGGTACTCGCTAAAGTGCGTCAGCTCGTCAAATCCTATCATCGTGAGCTGTGAACCCTGCCAATCGTCGCAATCTTCATCACGTCCGAGGTGGGCGAAATTGACCGATGCGCCCTTTTTGAAAGTCCAGTGTAGTTTTGGTGTCTTTAACGGCTGGGAACCTTTCACGTAGCGGTAAATCTTTCGTGAACTGTCCCATAAGCCTCCTGGGGATGTTACCTGCGTGTAGTCACGTCGGAAGATAGTTGCGTTGTAGTCCGGATTGTTCATGTACCGAAGCGGCTCCAACAGCAGTCCGAAGGTTTTCCCTCCGCCTGCGGCACCTCCATAAATGCAAATATCTGCAGAGGTTGCAAGGAAATTTTCTTGAGGTCCTTTTTGTGGCTTAATGATAATCTTTTCATGTTTCATTACTATCACGTCCATTCTCTGGCAAGTAGATAACGATATCATCTTCATCATCATCGTTGCTAGTGATGAAGTTCTCCGGATTTCGTTTATATTTCCCTGGCTGTCTATTGTTCAACCAGTACATGCCAGCCAAAACATCCGGAGGATATACCTTCTTCGTTTTTCTTATCTTAGTAGGTTTCGGATTGCCATTTTTGTCTAGTTCTTGGATAACCTCTGTCTCTTCACAAGTGTAGCCAGTCGCTCTTTCATATAACATCCTTTCTACTTTGGCATCTGCGGCACTTTTGCCACAATTCAACGATTCTTCAAACGAAGGGTGGTCCTTCTTCCATCTATTGAGTGTTCTAACCGAAATTTTAAACGCTTCTGCTATCTCTTTATCGGTTGCTCCTTTGATTGCCAGTGACCAGGCCCAGTCATCGTGATAGTTGGGATTGTACTTTAACTGTGCCGCCAATCATGTCACCTACTTCCCTGATAAGTAGTCTGCAGCCATATACTCTAATGCTTGCCATAAGTTTTCACTTGTAACAGTTCCATCGTCTCTCATTTTCTCAACTGCTTTGTTCAATACCTTTGCAGCTCCTTGAGGAATCTTTGAGTTTCCAAGTATTGTAGATATTGGAACCCACTTTGAATTATCTTCTTTTGCTGGTCCATCAATATATCCTTCTCGTAACTGAGTAACATTTCTTCCGAACATATTCATTATCAAACTGAAGGCTGTAGCAGTGTTCTTAATGCCGTATGATGCTTGCGTTGCCTCGATGTTGTCCATATAGACGTCGAAGTCCTTTCCGTATGCTAACCATCTCTCGTCTGCGGCTGTGAGACTAATAGCTTTTTCAAGTTCCTCCTTAGCCTTATCTAAATCACTTGGCAAAAAAATAAGAGAAACTATCTTTGTTTGTAAAGATGCCTCTCCTATGGAATCCGGCGACGCCTTATCCATCAATTCTAATGTTTTATCATCCAAGCCACTATACATCTTCAAATTCATATCGTCTATCTGTTCATATAGACTTTTTAAGATATCTAAGTCATCGTGTCCTACAAGTGAATTGTGTGATAATTGTATAGCTATTTTTTTTGCATTTGGTAGCTTATCTTCAATTTGAATCCATTCGATTTCATCCAATCCTGCTTCAATTGCAGCCGCTACTCTATGATTTCCGGACAGGATTATAAGGTCTCCATTCTCTTCCGGATATATCAACGGGTGCGATGTAAGGCATCCGTCCTCTCGTATGTTTTGAACCAATCTTTGGAACTCTTCATGTTTCATATACCTTGCATTTTCTTTTAGTTGTACAAGATCCTTAGGATTTCCTTTAACTGTCTTTGTCCTCATTTGCTATTCCTCCTATAATTCGTTTTCCATGTTTACTTTTCCACATATCAAACCCTTCCTGTAATGTCCATTCTCCAAACGGCGCGACGTAGTTAAGCTGATATTTTTCTTCTTTTCTATCCGGATTTCCGTCTGCTCCTTCGGCTTCTAGCTTTCTTCTGTTGTAGAGTTTTAGGATTCCTCTGTATTTCATACTTACCGGTCGTTTCGTGAATGCTGTTGTAACAATAGACCGCATTCGTGTACCGAACTGTTGCTCACAGAACTCTTTCATTTCTTTACATAAAGCACAGTAGACTATCAGCTTTGACAGTCTTGGATAATCTGTCTTTGATACTGGGAAATCGCTTAACAAGTACATATATGGTGTTTCAATATTCATGTTCTTGTCTCCGAGCATATATGCAAAGCATCCAATCAACATACCATCTACAACCACTCCCCACATTGTACTCGGCGAACCTGGAACTATATTTGCATTCATGTATTCACTTCTGAGTGTGGAAAACTGCCCCATAGACAAACGCTTGATGGATATTTTTTGTCCAATTTCCATCCCTGCGTATAATCGTGGTATTCTTACGCTTTCGATCTTTTGATTAGGCATAACTAAGCGTTTTGGTCCTGAGCTAGCATACAAATATATCGGCACTCCTCTGTTGGTTGTTTTGCATACACCTACCAAGTGCTCTTCTAGTGATTTTTCTGGGTACATCGTTCCAAATAGCCAATTTTTCTTTCCCATGGCTTTCTTGAATATTTCCCATACTCCATCTTCTCCGAGTAATTCATACTGCGGTGGTTGCCAGTCTATGATAGATTCTATGTTTGCATACATCTTCTCATAATCTCCCGAGAAAAACGGTGGAAACGAAACAAATCCGGAGTTATCATCTACAAAATCTACAAATTCTTTTACATCGCCTGCGTAGAATGATTCCAGTCGAAATTCTGTTTTTTCTAACTTGGCTATCGTTTTATCTATCATATCATCCCACTGTTTCTCCGCTTCTTCTAACTGTTTCTTGTAATACTCTACTTCCTTGTACATATTTATCTGAAATTTGCTCATAAGCAGCACAGTAGCTAATTTTTCCGAATCACTTTCAAATCTCTTCAACATGAATTTGTATTCTTCCGGTATATTTTCTTTTGGCTTTAATTCTAGCTTATTGCCGGCAAAATAATTTCCTAGCGCGCACGAATAAATGGTTACATCGTTTGCATGGATGTTTTTTATGCCTGCATTATAAACTCCTCTCTCTATAGTCATATTTCCGGAACAGCCCACGTGTATAGTATCTACGTTCCACGATTTAACTATCTCAATAACTATGTTTTGTGCGTCCGCTGGTAGTGTGCCTCTAAACATATTTTCATTCTTCCTTTCAGTTCATGTGAACTCGTATTTTCGCCTTATTAGGCTTTTTATTGCTGTAGCAATAGGAATATATATATTCATAAAAACTAGGCTTATTTCGCCTTGTGTCTATGCGCAAAAAAGCACCAGTAGGTTTTTACTTACTGGTGCATTGCTGTTGGAGCGTGAGAATGGATTTTCACCACCATCGCTTGCAAGGTTTGCAAATGTTTTAAAATTAAACTACTCACGCATTACATATATCAAACAAACTTAATTGCTGGTATTCGTTATTTTCGTTTTCTGACTCAGTTTTCTTCCTCTTGATTTTCGGAGGTTGCGGATTTGGTAACTCTTTAATATCCCATCCAATTCTTTTTTTTACCCATTCTGCCAACATTGTTCTGTGGCACCAATCCTTCGGGTCTCTTACATCTTCAAAACAAAGCAGAACTAAATCTTGGCCGTTTGCTTTTGCATCGTTATGAAGTTTCTGCAAAATAGCCTGTACTTTGTCTACTCCCATCGCATCTAGCTTTGAGAAGTACATTCGTTTAAAATCTTCGAGTTCTTTTCCCCACATCCATCTTGCCGGTGCGAGGTCATAACATTGTTCCTGTATTCGGTAGTTTATATTAAACTTCGGTCTCCCAAGACTTATTCCTACCGAGTAGTACTTACCGTTCTGTAACTCTTTATTACTATATCTACTAGTCCAAATTGCCATTTCAATCGCTCCTTTTATGCTGGTTGTTTATAGTTTAATTATACTATACAGACCTGCCTAAGTACACTAAAATAGCTTTATTTAACTAATTGTTCATATTCCCTCTTAGGCTAACTGGCAGGGATTTCGCCCTGCCAATTAGCCGTTTAGAAGGAATACAACTGGCTCTTTTTAGGAGTGACATTTGGGTTACCGGTTAATTAGCATATTACCACTTGGTAACTCTAATTGCAACCTACTCATTTTCTACCTAGTTAATTTACAGGCGCATGACCATTTAGAAATCCGCACCCAGTAAGTAAATAGCCACAATGTCACAAGCTATTCCTATGTCCTTGTAGACAGTCTTATCGCTTATGTTTTCTACTTCCGAAATCTCCTGCACCGTGTAAGGTTTTTCGTCCAGGTACATCATGCTTAACTCTCTGTAACGGCGCTTCGCCTCTTCGCTTCCGCTCTTTTCGCACTCCTCATGATACATTCCGATCGCTTTTTCTATCCGGAACACGCAGTATAAATCCTCTTCACGCTTGCGCTCCGTATCTTTGATTGTCCTCTCTGACTTTCCTGCTATCTCTCTTGTGTTTCCCATAAGGTCCTCAACGAACTTCCATCTCAGTTCTGCCTGCTCCTCCGTAGTGAACTGCTCTCCATCCGATAATGTCGCCTTGATTCTTCTGTACGAGCTGAGCAGTTTCTTTGTCTTTCTGACTTTGCTATCTTCCTTCTTTCTCCTACGCTCTTCCTTCTTCTGCTCTTCCTTGTATGCCCTTACACCTTCCTTGGCACCGATAGCAGCTATTTGGTTGATCTGTTCCTGCGTTAGTGGGAAGATTGCTTCGCCCTTTGCCTTCTCCTTATTCTCCGTTGCCATAATGTCGCCTCCTTGACTTTTCTCGCATTTGCGAGTATAATATTCTCAGTCACGAGTCGTTCCTATCAAAGGGGCGGCTTTTCTTTTTCTCAACGGTTTCTTGCCTTGCAGGTGGCAAAGTGTGATATGTAGCCAAAGCCTTCTGCGCTCTCGGATGATACCTTATCAGCACATACGACCTCGCCTTCCGGCGTAACTATCTTCTCCTTTGCCTTCGCTCCTGCTTCTGGCCTGCGGTAGCTGATCATCGTAGGGTCTACCGGCATATTCTTTCCAGCCTTTGTCTTAACCCACATAATATGACACCCGCAGTTCCTGCAAGTCCCGAACGGATCATGGGTCCTCATGGGATTTTATCACTCCTTTCTTACATCACATTCCATTATTGCTCTCCTATATTCCAAACACTATCAAAGCTACTATTCCCGCTATAAACATGATCGGTGCCAGGACGATAAACAGTACTGCTCCTACCGTTCCTATAAACTCGCCTACCCTTGTTTCGTCGCAGGTATCTATACCACCACATATGAAATACTGGCCTTCGCCCGTTTCCGGATCAATTACTCTATCGCAACACTTTCCATTGCATCCATACATTTGTTGCCGCCTCTTTACCGCTTCCTCTTCGGTCTCTTTGTGCCTTCGCACCTATTTCACCCCCCCCACCGCTCAATTTTCTTCAATTCTTCAATGCTGATGATTCTGCAGTCCGGGAGCATGATGTTCGCATCTCCCAAGTTGACTGCAGTACCTTCAATTCTCATTTTTGGATAGCTCACCAGCACCGAGCATTCCTGCGCTATTCTATATGCGTTATCTGAGATAATCTTCCGGACTCTCTTCTGATCTGCTACTGAGGTTCGCTTACCGTTGACCGGTATCTTCCGGAACTCAGTCTGCATCTCAGTCTCTCCTTTGTATATCCGTTCATACACGTATAAGAAACCTCTTGCCATATCGCTTACCCTTTCTCTTTGCCCGCTACAATCTTTGCCTTTTCTCCGGTATCTTTGATCTCAAACATCACGCCAGGCCTCAAATATGCGATTGCTACCGGATGCCCGAAGAAATCCTTTGCAGCTCTTCTCAGCTTTTTCTCATACTTTGCCATCTTCTTTGCAGCGTGCGCTCTTACCCATTCTCTCGCAAATTTCATCTGCTCCATATCGCTCTCCGGTGTATTCATTCTGCCTCCTTACTTTCTGTTCGGTTTCTTGATTTTCTCAATCTCCTGCATGGAAGGTTTGCCTACGCACTTCTCCATCCCGGCCGCCAGTTCCTTTGCTCCCGGGTTGTTCTTCTCGACTTCATCCGCCAGGTGGCGCAGGACTAAAACTATCAGTCCTGCATCATTCTTGGCGTATGGAGATATGCTGTCTATAACCCTCTCTGAGTAATACTGCAGGCCGTGGCTTACCAGGTTCATTGCCTGCTTGGTCTTGCCTTTTGCAATCAACTCATTGCCTCTGTCTACATAACTGCTCACTCTTGGTTTCATCAGTCCCATATCTACTCCTCCGGATCTTCGTAATCGTAACCTTCTGTGTCTGCATCGCCCAGGATGTCGTCGGTAATATCCTCCGGCTCTTCCTCATTAGGTTCCTCGGCTGGTGTATCTCCCGGCTCTTCGCCGTTCTCTTCCGACTGTGTTTCTTCCTCTGTAGGCTGGGTGTCTGTTTCCTCTGTCTCCGCAGGCTTCTCTTCGTCTGCCGGTCCAGGTAACGCCGGTCTTACATCTGCATCGATGTATGTACCGTCGATAATATCCTCATTGCCTTCGCCTTCCTGCTTCTGACCCTGCATAAAGTCTGAGTCAAAAATCGTTCTCTGCTGTGTGTTTGCAATCGGCTGTAATACATAGCAGCCAGTCTCTTCATCCATAACCATCTCCATCTCGTTGTTGAGATTTCCACCTTTCTCGTCGGTAATCTTTACTGCAGATGTGACCTTGTGCTTGAACTGCGGCTTGCTAATCTCCCTGGACTCTCCCTTGATATTCGGGTCGTAGTTCGGGATAAATTCCTTCACCATGGTAACGTCAATCTTAATTGTCATACTTCCTTCGTTGGACTGCTTCTCAATCATGTTTCCAAGAAGTCTCTGCAGAACAAAATTCATATCGTGCTTCATATTCTCGAAGGTATTGCTGTCGAAATCCAATTTCTTGTCAAAATCATTCATCACTTACTCTCCTTTGCAATCTTGCCGTATTTGATATTGTTCTCATTCATAAAAGCAATCAGTTTTCCCAACTGTTCCTTGGTTCCGTCTGCAAAGAAACGTACTCTGTACTTCTTTTCCTGCTTAGGCTCTTCTTTCGGTGCAAATGGATCAACCACCTGCGCTGCTGGTGTCGTCTGCGTTTCTTCGGCTACCGCCTGGGCGAATGCCGATCTCTCAATGGACTCGATTACCTTACCAATTTCGGACTGAGGTTCTGTCTGTTCGACTTCTGCGGCGGCTTCCTGTGCTTTCTTAGCTTCTGCCGCTTTACGCTCCTCTTCTTCTGCCTCACGCTTTGCCTGCTCCTCAGCTTCCTTCTGCTTGCGGATTTCTTCCTGGCGTTTTCTCTCGGCCTCTTCCTCAGCCTTACGGCGCTTGTCCGCTTCCAGTTTTTCTTCCAGGTCTGCCAGCCTCTTGTTCTCTGCCAGGGCCTTGCTGAGGTCCAGGGTCTTGATATACACATCCTTCGCATTCAGCTTATACTTACTATCCAGGCTGTCGATAGTCTCCAAATCCGTCTTAACCGTGTCGATCTTGTCCACGATTTCCTTCTGTGCGGTTGCCAGCTTATATGTCTGATTAAGGTAATGGCTGTCGAAAATCTTTTCAAACGGCAATACCTCGGCCAAATCTCCGATATTTTCATCGTAGGTAGCCTTGATAGCCGCTTTCTTTTCTTCCTTCTGTTTCTCCTCGAACGCCTTTACCTGCTGGTCGATCAGTGCGACCGGCTCATTGATAAGTGCCGTGATTTCCTTTAACTCTGCCTCGAACACTGCATAAGGCTCATTGATGATGTTCTTTACCTGCTTTCTTCTCTCCTCAATAGCCTTAATGAGCTTGTTCAGCTCTGCCCTGTCATTCTTCGCTGCCTTAATGTTTTCCTCGGTGTAAACCACATTCTCGTAACCGGCGATCTTGGCTCTTACTGCAGCCTCCAACTCTTCCTTGTTCCACTGAATGCGTCTGAGAAAACCATCCTCTGTCGGGTTAATCAGTCTGAACTCCATTTTCCCTGCCGGTACTACCGCTGTCTCAACAACTTCTGCTTCCACTGTTTCAGTTTTCTTTCTTCCTGCCATTGTCTACCTCCTAAATTTGATCCGGTCCTACGACCTTTATCATCACATCAACCCTCGGCGTTTCTGAGTAAAACTTCCTTACCTGTGCATCCACGACTGCCGAATCATCGTGGTACGCTACCAGGTTTAGACTGTCACAAACAATCTTGCCGATATTATCCCAGTCCGGCTTCTTGGTTGGTCTGATCCTGTGTTCCAACATTTCCCTGCGCTTCTTCTTGCTGGTGGACTTCGGAATTTCGTAATATGCAATTATCCTTACATCCAGCATTGCCCCTTCCGGAAACATCTTTCCTTTGGCTGCTTCGTTGTAAAACAGCTTCACCAGGTTTTCATAACTGGTGGTCTCTTTCGGGGTGTACGTCTTAACATACGCCCCAGCTCTTGAAAACTTCGGTCTCTGTTTCCCGAATGGCTGTCCTGGTATTGTGAAACGAATCTGCTTCATATCTTCATCCACTTTCTGCCTCCTATGCCTTGTCGCCAATCTCGGCCGACATCTTATCCGTCACCTTCTTGGCTGTCACCTTCGTTTTTCCGCTTGTTGCTTTGTAGAGTTCTGCCTTATCTGTGCCTTCCTCCACATACACCTTCAAGTAGTAATCTAACTGCTTTCCGGTCTCTGTCTTTTTTCTCTTTCCTGGCCCGACGGTATAACCGTTCTCGTGCAGGATTGCCGTAACCGTCTTGCGATCTTCCAGCTTGTCAATGCTGATTTCTGCCACCTTAATCAATCCCATGCTGTCATTCCTCCATTAAATTCTTCATGGCATCGAACCTCTTCGACGCCGCCTTTTCTCTCCAACTTCTGCCTGCAAACCTTACCGGAAAGCACATCTCAAATATTCTGTCATAGATACGTCTGTATCGGATGTCCTCTGACTCCTGCATATCCTTCAATGTCATATTCGTAGTGAGGATCAACGGCTTTCCGGATAAATACCTGCTGTCGATGATGTTGTACACCTTCTCTAACGCATAATCGGTACTTCTCTCTGCTCCCAGGTCGTCGATAATCAACAGCTTTGCCGCATTCAGTCCCGCCATTATTCTTTCTTCCTCGTCGGGGTTGCCCTGGATGTTCTGCAGTATCTTCACGAATGATGTCATAACCACCGGGATCATCTGATTCAGCAACTCATTCGCAATGCAGGCGGCCGTGTAACTCTTCCCGGTTCCGACCGTCCCCCAAAACAACAACCCTTGGCGTTTCTCGTACATTTCGTCAAACCTTTTCACGTAATTGCCTGCGAGGTTGTAGATTTTCTGATTGTCTCCGTCCACCTGGTATCCGTCCAGCCTTGCCGCTTTTAGCTTAGCGTCCATAAGGCTGCTGGCTTTCAATCTTTCCAAACGCTGCATTTCCTGTCTCTTCTTTTCTTCCTCTTCCTTGCGTTTGTTCTCCTCAACCTTGCACTTACAGATACATGGAACAATTATCTCCCTGCCGCCGGTAAAATCCGACGCTGGCAACCTGGTCTGCTTTTTGGTTCTGCAGACTCCGCAGTAAAGCAGTCCGTCTTTGCCGATGTAGTCGCCCTCATTCTGCTCTGTCTCGAATGCTTCTGCAGGTAAAACCTTCTGCAAATCCAAATTCATCGTCACTCACTCCTTCCGAACGGATTCTCGTTGTCGTCGTACTCTGCTTCGCTCTGTGCGGGCTTGTCCTTTGGCAGATAGTCCAGGAACGGCGTTGACTCTCCTAAGAATGTCTTGCCATGCTTTATGTACATTGTCTCTGTTCTCTGCTTCTTACACTGTGCCGCATAGTTCTTTACCGCTTCATACAACTGCTCGTGGGAGAAGCCATCTTCCAGGCGGGCCTTATACTTCTTGTATGCCTGTCCTTTATCAACCTTCCTCGGGTATGCCTCCCATAGTTCCTCGAAATCCGTGGTGTAATTACCAATCGCCTTATTTGACTTCTGTTCTGCAGGCAGTACCTGTTCTTTCGGCTCCGGAAGTTCCGGCGTTTCTGTGCTTTCTCCTGCCAGTGCTTCCTTCTCAGCCTTCATGCGGTTGTAATATTCTCTCTGCCTGTCAGCCTCACTGGACGACTGGCCGATGAAGTTCTGAATATCCATCATGTAGATTGCTCCGTTATCGAGCATCTCGATTAAATCCAGCTTCTTGAATACATCCAATGCTTTCTCGACGGTGCCTACCTGGTGCCCTGTCAAAGTTGCCAGGATTTCCGGCGTGTACGGAATCACATTTCTATACATCAACCTGCCGGAATTGCTCAGGCTTTTCAGATAGAGTTTCAGCAGGATATTACTGTATAAATATCCGTCCTTCATGCTCTCTAAAATCTTCATCTCGTCCGTGTCGAAAAAGTCCTCTTTCAGCTTTAGGTAGTAATACTTTCTGTTGTCTGCCATTCAGTCACCGCCTATCTCCTTAAATGCCTGCTGTTAAGTCCATAATCGAGATCGGCTTCTTTAAGACTCTGTTGTGTCGACAGCAATCGCACAATTCGCATCTGTCCGGCTCAACCTCTCCATTCTTAACTCTGAGGATTCTCGGCATATTCATCTCTACCATGTGCAACGCTTCCTGCAGATAGTTGTCTGTTACGTGGATAATGCGGATGTCCGGCTCTGTCTGCTTAGTTGCTCCTGCAATGAAGAACGGCAGCTTCTCGCCGGTATTCTGTCTCACGATTTCCTGGTAGACCGCACCCTGGATGTCGTAACCCCAGTAACGGACAAAATCGAGGTAGCCGATGTCTTTTACCCACTTCAAATCCGTAATGGATGCCATGACCTTCAAATCAACGATAGCCACTCCCGGAATGTATGAGTCCATCTTGATCTTCCACTTCGCCCCGAACAGTTCTCCTGTCATAATGACCTGCTTCTGACCGCTCATATACTTCATGAAGTATTCGTCTCGCTCGATACGGGCGATGATCTCCTCTGCCTGCTTGAAGTTTGCCTTTAACTCTCCCTTCTGAGTGAAGATTTCCGGATTGTCCTTCTTGAACTGATCCAGGCTTCCCTCAAAATAACTGTCTACATAGCTTCCTACCAGCAACGCTGTACTCTTTTCATCCTGCCAGCGTCCGTTAAGTTTCTCCATTCCATAGAACTCACAAGGCATCTTACCGTAGGTTCCGGCAAAATCCTTATACCCCGATACGCTCATGTACTCCTGGTTAGCCTCCTGGCTATAATAATTTTCTGATGTCAGCTGCATTCTTCTTCCTCCTATTCAACCTCTTCCAAATCTAAGCCACCGATCTGCTGTTCCTCTTCTTTCTGCTCGATCTTATCAAACGGGTCCTGCGCCTCTACGATGTCCGGCTGGTTGTCACCGTAACTTCCATCGCCATCCTCGCCGTAAACTTTCTGATCGTCCTGGATTGCTCTCTGCATATCCACTGACAACATACCCCACTTGCTAAGAAGCATCTTAATAACCGTCTTTAATGCCATTGCCTCAAAATCTGTCGTCCACTTGCTGCCCTTCTTGTTGTTTTCCAAGTCGTATCTATACGCCGTCGAATACTTGCGGGCATGGTTATCTACTTCTGCTGTTGTCATAAACAGTTCTTTTCTGAAACCGGTTAATAACTTAAAGCAGGCATAATAACCGGCAATATTTTCCGATTTTCCTTCGGCTCTCTGCGTGCATTTTGAAAAATCTTTCACAAACTCAACCTCTCCTGTGATCGGATTGTATGAAACCAGCTCATCCTTATAAACAACAGAGCAGTTCATTTTTTCATAAGATCCTGAGCGGATCGCCAACTGGATAAATCCCTTATACATCATCTGAAACTGTGCTTCCGGATGTTTCTCCCATTGTTTCGTCTGCGGATTGTACTTATTGTTGTTGTAAGGCACGATTGCCGCAAACCCTAAATTGCTGTCAATCGGCAAATCGTAGGTTGCTGCCACAAACGCCGCACTCATGATCGTTGTTGCCGGGCATTTCTTTAACTGTGCTGATCCAGCAACCACATTCGTAATGGATGCCAAAAACTGCGGTGCTTTCTGCCCTAAGACTTCCGTAAATTTCTTCTTTACTGCATCCTGGGAAATCATGCTCTTAACCTGCGCTGCTACACTTAACTGCGTTCCCTGCTGTGTTGCCACTGCATTCTGTTCTGCCATACTACCTTTCCTCCTTTTCTGCTTCCGTGAGACTTTCGCCACACAACTTTAATATTTCTTCTGCGCTCATATCATCCACGCATTCTTCACAAATCTTCCCTTCCGGAGAATCCCAAAACTTATCTCCTGCCAGGATTCCATACCCGCATTTCACACATTCGTGAACCGGTACCGGCTCCGGTGCGTTCGGGCATCTTGGATGGCATGGGTTCATACCGCATTCTGCACACATATTCCTTCTGCCTCCAATCTTCTCAAAAACGTCGTAGCATTTACCGAGCATCTGAACAGATAGTTCTTAACCTCGTCCTTGAATAACAACGGCAGGTATTCCTCTCTGTTCTCAATCTTGCATATATCCATCTTCCGGTTGCACAACCATAAGATTTGCTCAGCCTCTTCATCTGAGATGTGAATTTCTTTCTCTCTGTACTCGTCTACGATTTTCTGCAACTCTTCGCTCATAGGCTTTCTCCTCTCTCCATTCTTCAATGAAGTCCGGCAGGTACATTCTCGCCTCATTTACAAAATATCCGACGATCATCACCACTGGTAAAACCAGCCACTCGCCGCCGTAGGCTTTATATCCTCTCTCGATGTACGCTGCTTCAACCGATACTTTTGTGAGGACCAGTCCCAGGCTTACCCAAAACCAATACAGTCTCACAAATCTTCTGACTTTCTTTCTAAATCTTCTCATACCGCCTGTTCCTTTCACTTATAGAAGTAGTGCTTGCCGTACTTGAAAAGAAATTCCAAATTCTCGCTGTGCCACTTACTGTCGCTCTTGCTCTCAAAATACAAAGCATCCTGGCTTTCATTCCAATGATCTACCTGGATCAGCCCCAATGCTTCGTAGCACTCTTCGTCCGGCTCTATTGCGTCGTATCTTCCGTTTGCTACTGGACTGAACTGGTTCTTCTGAAAAATCACTTCCTCGATTGTGTCCGGGAACTCATCGCTCCAAACTCTGTTGAGGACTACCAGCATAACCAGCGCCTTTCCTTTCACGCCTTCACTCTCAGCTTCGGCCATTGCTATCTTGCATAGCATGTAAGAATCGTCCTTGTCCCAATCCATACTTGCAATCAACGGTTCTTCTGTCTCAACTGCCTTTGCTGTCTCCGTTGGTTGCGTTGTCTCTTCGACCTCCGGCATATACGTCGTCTCTGCCATTTCCTCTGTGGTTATGTAGACCGGCCGGCTTTTTTCTTTCTCCTGCCCGAGCGTTTCTGAAATGCCACTTGCTGCAAAACAGGCAGCTCCGACCATCGTTGCCATTCTTGCCGCAAACAATATTCTTCGCTTACTTGCTTTCTTCAATTCTGAACTCCTTTCCGGCGTTGCTCCGGCTTACTTGCCGTTCAAATACTTCTCTCCGGCAATTTTCATTTCGCTTATTACCTCTGCCATCTTTTCGAGCTGCCCGATGATTTTTTCCAAGGCTGGCAATTCATCCTTTGTGATTTTTCCATCTGCAGTTATCTCGATCAGACTGTCTCGCATATTCTTCAATGAATCCTCATTGAAGTTCTGCAAAAGCCTTAATGCAATTCCTTCTAAACTTTTCTCTTCGGTTGCCAGTGGTAGGAATCCGTGTACCGGGCATTCTCGCATACAGTACCCAGTAATCAATTCCGGGGCGTTGTAGAGGTCAGCCATAAGCACCACCTTGTCCACCGGGACAACCTTCGTATTGCCAAGCTCATAATCTGCCAATGTTGAAACCGATATTCCCAACAGTTCTGCAGCTCCTTCACGGCTCCATAGTCTCTCGTTGTATGTTGCCGCCTTTTTCCTGGCCTGGAAATACATATTTGTGTTCTCGTTTGTAGGGCCTCTTCCCATTTCTTGTTACCTACCCTTCCGCTATAATTTACTTATCAGCTGGAACAGCGACCAGGTTGATTCCGAGCAGGTTATTCACCCCGCTTACGATTGCTTCGTTCATCATCTTGCCGTTAATTACCAGTGACAGCCGATCCCTGGAGACATCCAGCTGCTTCGCCAGCTCATTGACGGTCATGCTCTGTTTTACCAGTTCCACCTTCACTGTCTGACACCATTCATCGGACGGTGTTTCGGTTCTCTCCGGCAGTCCTTCCGTTCCAAGCACTTCGTTGATCTTCTCAGCGATTACCTTGTAACTCGAATTGGAATATCTGCCGTTGACTACCTGGGAAACAGTAGCATTGCTGTAACCGATTTTTTCGGCCAGCTGCTTCAATGTCATATCGTGGTCGATTACTGCTTTTTTAACAGCTTTGCCCCACTGTGATGTTTCCTGCTTCATGCTTGCGTTTCACTCCTTTCTCGCATTTGTGTAAAAACTATTTATCTTTTCTGATTTGCGTGCTATAATGTAAGTAAACCTCTTTACAAACTCGCAAACAGACGCACGAAATACAAGCACAATCTCTCGGCTCGCAACTTTGAGTTGTTTTGTATTTCATGTATTTATTATAGCACGTATATGCGAGTTTGTAAATGTTTTTACTCTTATTTGCGTATTGTTTTTACCACGGAGGTTGCCTATGGAAATCATCGAAAGAATCACTGAAACCCTTGAAAAAACGGACAAAAAGGCTACTGATCTGTGCGACCGCCTCGGCATTCGGACATCTACGATGTCTACCTGGAAAACTCGCAATAGCGACCCGCCAGCAAAATACATCAAGCCGATTGCAGACTTCCTGGGCGTGTCAGTTCATTACCTATTGACCGGCGAAGAGGCTCCTGCCCGCAAGCTCACCACTGCAGAAGAGGACGAACTTCTCGAACTGTACCGGGCATTGCCACAGAACAAACAATTTGAGTTTATCGGGGAACTCAAGGGATTTCTGAAAGCCTATACAGAGTCTCAGAAATACCTCGACAAAGAAAAAAGATTATCAGTTTAGAATGGTACCGACTTTACGGCCGGTACTGAGGAGATGTGCCTATGAATAACAAATACTTTGAGCTGGCACGCAATGAGGAGAGGTCCGGGAACGATGCCGCTGCATTGCTTCTTTATCTCTCCTCTTTTTGTGACAGTTGCAATCACGGCACCAGGAACCGCTCCTACGGTGTCGTAGCAAAGATCCGGCACCTGCAGCACCGGCTTATGCTCACTGACCTGCAGTTGTTCGGATTGGTTCACTCATACGGTCCGCTTACGGACTCTGAGTGCAAGAAACTTTTAGACTGTTCCATACGTGGTACCGGTATCTCCGGTTACGCCTATGGATATTAACAAATTCTCAGAGCGTCTTTCGCATTGTATGCAGGAACACCACTTGAACGGTAACGACCTTGCCTCTCTTTCCGGTGTGACTGCCGCTACAATCTCACGCTACCTCAATGGACTGCGAACACCGACCGTCGATAATATCATACTACTGGCTGATGCCCTCGATGTGTCCGTAGATTACCTTCTTGGACTGCATAATGTCCCGGACGATAAAATGCTCGTGTCCTTGTATTCCGTCGCTTCCAGCGACGATAAGCGTGTCCTATGGACGCTCCTGGAAAGATACGGAGGAAACCATGGAACAACTAAACGGCAATGAACCATTTACCCTGCATGGTTCCGATACTTCTATCATGCTGCAGGATTTTTGGCGTTGGGCGTATTCTGATCTGCTCAACAATACCCACCGTGGAGTGCTTGCCGAATTTCTCGTACACTCTGCCCTGGAAGCAAAAGATGTCGCACGTGCCGACTGGCTACCGTTCGACCTTACTTCTCCTTCCGGTCTCCGCATTGAGGTCAAGTCGTCTGCCTATCTGCAGGCGTGGACTCCGGAAGATGTGTTCTCGCAGATTAGCTTCGACATTGCAAAGAAATTTGCCTGGGATGGAGCTGCCTACGCCTCTATGGCTATGCGTAACAGTGATTTGTATGTGTTCTGCGTCTTTACCGCTCGTACACGCGATGTTTCAATTCTTGATCTCGATTACTGGGACTTTTATGTTCTGCCTACCTCGGTTCTTAATGAAAAGGTGCCGGAGCAAAAAACAATCACGCTCTCTTCCCTTCTCAAACTCGAACCAGTAAAAACGGATTTCGCTGGTCTGCCTGCGGCTGTGGAATCAGTAAGGTTGTCAAGTGAAACTACCTAACGGCTACGGCAGCGTGACAAAACTTTCCGGAAACCGTCGTAAGCCTTACCTGGCCCGTGTTACTCTCGGCTGGATCACGGACGAACAGACCGGAAAGACCGTACAGAACCGTGTTCCTCTTGGAACATTCAAGACTAAGAAGGAAGCTCTGCAGGCACTCGCTGAGTACGGAGCCAATCCTTACGATATACAAAACGCCGCTATGACCCTGGCGGAACTCTACGACAAATGGACTGCAGCCTACTTCCCTACCCTGGAAAGTGAATCATCCTGCCGTACCATCAAGTCAGCGTGGAGTTACTGCCACGCCATTGCCGGGATGCGTGTTAAGGACCTGCGTGCCCGCCACATCAAGGGCATAATGGAAGATGGCTACATCATTCCTTCACGTGGAGCCAATAAGGGCGAAAAGGTGCTTGCGTCTGCAGGTACCAAATCCCGGATCAAGTCTATGTTTAATTTAATGCTGGACTATGCGCTCGAATACGAGCTTGTTGATAAGAACTACGCCCGCACATTTGAACTGTCGGACGACATCATCAAAGAAAAGGAAGAAGCAAAACGTGGTCACATAATCTTCCATGACTCGGAGATGCAGACGCTTTGGGAAAACGTCGGCAAAATCCGGTTCGTGGACTGGGTTCTCATACAGTGCTACATGGGATGGCGACCGCAAGAACTCGCCATACTGGAACTAGAGGACGTGCATCTTGACGAACGCTATATTGTCGGTGGTATGAAAACACAGGCTGGGCGACACCGTATGGTGCCTATCCACCCGAAAATATTTGACCTGGTTAAGAAAAACTACGACTATGCCCTTGAACTTGGAAGCCACCGGCTCTTTAATGATCCGGATTCTCCGAAGGGCGGCATGGCAATCACCTATGACAAATATGCCGGCCGTTTCGATAAAGTGATCGCCGCTCTCAAACTCAGAGACGATCATCGGCCACACGATCCTAGAATGACATTCATCACCATGGCAAAGAAAGCCGAGGTTGACGAATACACTATCAAAAAACTTGTCGGTCACAGAATCACCGACATAACAGAGGCAGCTTATACAGACCGTGACTTAGAATGGCTCAGAGCTGAACTGGAAAAGATACCGTAACCCTCGTGGTTGCGGTATTTCCGCTTTCTGCAGGCAACCCAAAAAGTGTTACCTTCTCCGTGTTTCCTACTTGTTACCTACCGGTTTCCTACTTTCCTATTTTCACCACTTTTTACACCATCTCACACCTAATTTCATTTTTCCGCTTCCAGGCACCAAAAAAGTACCGCAATCGCTGTGATTACGGTACTTCCTGGGTTTAACGTCTTTTCAATTTGTAAAGTCTATTTAGAACTTTCCAGCCTCGGCTGCTTC